ATCGTGAGACATACAATCCCAAGGCTGTACTGCCCAAGTTGGCATGGGTTCAGGCCATTCTTCATAGGGGGTGTCTGCTACAAGTGCAGTAATAGGCATTCTTGCCCACATTGCCCCGCCATGTATATTCTCTTGCTCATCATCATCATAAGTCTCCGCCCCAGTAAATATTACCTGAAAGCTAAGACACCTTGATGGCATGGTAGTTACAGCAACCGCCATCGCATGAAGAAACTCGCCATGATATTTTTGGTTGTTGTGTGTGTATTCTTTTCTTACCCAACATTTAAAATAGGGTATGTTGCTCTGCAAAAAGGCCATTAATAATACTCTGCTCTTTTAGGGTAAAACGGCTCATCTTCTTCGTCAGAGTTCAAACGAAGAAACCCTCCCTGCCTAAATCTAAGCAGTGCTTGTGTAGAAGAGTCAACGAGATCGTCATGCTCTCCAGCAGGGAAGGCTGCAAATTCTTCGATCACCTCCTCCGCAAAGCGGGTTTCTGGACACCAGACTATGCCTGATGCGAATAAGTCTGAAACAGCATTAACCCTAGAGATTTTATCGTTACCTCTAGAAGGGGTGTACTCCCCTACAGGAATGCCCATTGCTCTTAACTCGAAAATAAGAGGAGTCCCAGCGGCTTTTGCCTCAACGATACACGCATCAGGTTGAAACTCATTGTAAAACTCTAAAGCGCATTTCTTTAGTTCAGGGAACTCTAATCGCTCTTTATGAGCGTCAAGTAATATGATGTTCGGTTGCGTAACGCCATCACTGTCTGGATGGTAGAATACACCCCATGTTGTGCAAGCAGAGTAGTCAGATCTCTGTGTTTTCAGGAACGCTGTGTCCCAAGACTGAATGATGAAGTCACATAAAGGCGGGGTCTCGCTTTCCCACTTCTGCCACCATTCTCTTTTAACGAGTGCGCCTTCCTCAGAAGACGGGTCTTGCTGGTACTGTGCGCTCCACTTAGGAGCGGGTAGTTCGCTGCGAAGAGCCTCTAGCTCTTGTATAGACCAGAATTCAGGCCACAACGCCTTTCCTGAAGGCATAATTGCCGGAAATTCTATAACTTCCCATTCATCCATTCCTTCTCTTTGAACAGATGTTTTAATAATTTTGCCCGTCAAATCTCTTTTATGCCATCGGGTCATTACGATAACAATAGCCCCTCCGGGCTGTAGTCTCTGTCTTGGCCCTGATGTGTACCAATCATAAACCTTATCAAAGACACTAGGATCTGCACTTTGACCTTCTTGTTCACTGTGAGGGTCATCAATGATTAAAAGATCAGCACCTTTACCTGTTACAGCACCCCCAACACCTATAGCGAAGTATTCTCCACCTTTTCCTGTACTCCAACGCCCCGCTGCCTTTGAATCAGACCTGAGCGATACATCAGGGAATATTTCTTTGTAATCATCACCATCAACTAAGTTACGAACCTTTCTGCCGAAACCAACTGATAACTCAGCGGTGTGTGCTGTTTGTATGATCTTCTTCTCAGGAGCTTGTCCTAAAAACCAAGCAGGAAGTAAATAAGAAGCAAACTCAGACTTAGTGTGCCTTGGCGGCATATTAATGATTAAACGCTTTAAATCACCCTTAACAACTCTTTCAAAAGCATCTGCCATAATTTTATGATGACGGCCTTCAATAAAAGCAGGCCAAACTCTGTTAATGAAAGGCATGAAACCTTCCCTAGCCGCTTCTTTATCTTCTGCTTCTTTGAGTTCTTTTAATAGATTAAGTACCTTCTCTTGTTCTGCAACAGGGAGGTTCTTAACATTTTTAAGGAGATTTGGATTTATCTTCTTTGATAGTTGCATGTATAAGTTGCTACTTAGATTTATAAGGGGCTACTTAATTACTAGCCTATCTAAAAAAAAACATACTAGCTACTTCGTAAGGGGCTACTTATAAAGTCAACTATTTCTTAATGTTAGCATATTAAGGCTCTTGACAAGAAAAGCAAATTGTTTTTATCGAAAATTTTAAAAAAATTTTTGAGGGGTAGGGACTCCTAGCCTTTTTACTGGCAAAAAAAGGGAGAAGCAAACAAATGCATTACCGTTTTTTCTGGCATATTTCAATTTTAGGTGATTATTTGTGTGTATTACTATGTATATAGTAGTAAGTACCGTGCCAGTATTTAGGGGGGTTGGGGTGCAAAGAAAAGAAGCCAGAGACTTAGCAAGATCGTTAGAAGCCCCCCTGTCTAACCGTTAGACTATGTCGCGCACCTCATCAACCTTGTTAGTCCCCTCATCAAACCTGTTAGCCCCTCACTAAAACTGTTAGCGCACCATTGCAAATATGTTAGCGCGACTGTGCAAGATCGTTAGTGCAACTGAGTGCTATCGTTAGCAAGCTCCTCTGTTGCCTCGTTAGCAACAGGCTTAGTTGCCTCGTTAGCAGCAAGTAGCAGCGACTCTAATTCTGCTGCTAGTGATGAGCTATCTTTAGACTCTGCAACGCTCACCTCAGTAGCGAAAAGGTTCGCAGACTTGCCTAACAACTCAGCGGCCCGAAGCTTTACACTGTCTGCTTGTTCTGCGTGATCCATCCACCCTCGAAGCTTGCTCAAAACTCGCTCTCGGTCAGAGACCGCTGAGGCAACCACAGCCCTCTCTCTCAGACCGATTAGATGCTTTACCCTTGCTGATACCTTAACGTCAGACATCAACCTAGACGCTGAACTGTGGATGCTCTCCTGTGTTGTTGAGTCTCTGACCGTGTAAGCTTCCCTGTAAGCATCAGACTGTGTCATGCCTCCGGCGATGCACCTCGCAAAGTGTAGCTGCTTAGGTGTTAGTTTCTTGTCTCCCATTATCCCTGACCTGTTACCTGTAAAGCTGCAAGTCTAAGCATCAACCGGCGATTCATCCACAGAACCATGCGATGAATAAATAAAACTTGACTTATCAAATACTGCATTAGAGCAATTCTGAGCCGTTGTGAGAGGTTTCTTGTCACCCCCTTGCACTGCTATTAACTTGTCCAGAAAAGCTTGTCAGTGGAATATTCGCCCAAATTGACCCCTAAAAAGCTGCTTCCTTTATAGCTAAATTATTTTGTAAGGATGTCCGTGCTAACTCGTTTAGATAGTGTGAACATGATTATTTAATTATTTACTCGTCAAGTGTTGCTATTCATAAACGATTATGGGACTATTTGTTTGTGGGGCGAGTAACGTCCCGCAGATGGGAGCGAGGGTGATACCTCTAGAGTTCAATCTCAACTCCTCCGGTTAGAATCCGGCGCACCCTAAGACCCGCGAAGCGGCGAGGCGTAAAGCGTACACACTGAAGGCAGACCAAGCTCATCTTGATCACGCACATGCCTTCGTTTGTCTACGCCTGAGCTGGCGTACTGACGATGGCCCAGAGCAGGGCCGAAACAAACACACACACTTGAGGCAAGAAAATGAACATAAAAGAGATAGCAAGCAGGTTAAACAACGGTGACTGGGAGCCGCTTTACTTCGCCACACAGAAGCAAATCGACACTCTCATAAATCAAGGCAAGATCGATGAGGAATTCTTCACTCGACATCAGGACTACCAAGAAGAGATGCGCTGCATGATGGGTGATGCGCTAGAAGAATTTATCTAACCCCTAACTGATGAGTGCTAGATGGTTACTAGCGTGAAACGCCTACGGGCGTCTTAGGAAACCACACACACGGAGAAAATTATGTCTATCACAGACAGTTTGACCCTCGACATTGTCGAGAAAGCTTGCAACTCATTTGTCATTGTTAACGTGTCAATTAGCAAGCCCAGCTTCACCAAGACCCTTCCCAAGGTAATCACTGCCAAGATCGCAGAAATGATCGCGTCAAGCAGCGGCGAGGGCAAGGTTGTCCCACCTAAGTCAGTTGTCGATCTGTTCGGCGACAAGCAGCGCGACTTCAACAAGCGAGTGCTGGCCCCCTTGGGTGCTTTACGCAACCGACTATATGAGCGGCCAGAGCTGGACGGCGGCAGGGCGTTCACTACCGGCGAGTTCCCAGCAGCCTACCCTGCGCTTCAAGCTGATCGTGATGAGATTATGGATTCTATTCAGGTTACCGCTGACAAGCACTATGAGGCATGGTGTCAGGCTGGTATTAGTTCAGCTATCAGGACATACGAAAGTGTGTTCCCCGCTGTCGAGTCATGGTTGCGCGGTGCGTTGCCAAGCAAGTCTGACTTTATCGCTGCCATTCAGATCGAGATTGGCTTGCCTCGCAGGTTAAATGTGAATGCCTTGGACGGCGTTGCCCTGCCAGCGCAGTTACTCGCTGACCTTCAATCGCAGCAAGCTGCCGCATCTCAGGAAAAGCTTGAAGCTGCGCGAGTGCAGGTAATCGAGTCCACTCGTAAGGCTCTCGACAATGTCGCAGACAAGCTTGACGGTGACGACAGGCGGCTCAGTCCCTCCCTGATCAGTAAGGTTAAGGACAACGTGCAGATGCTCAGGAATTTCGTTCAGGCATACGACAGTGACGCGAGGCTCTTGGAAATATGCGACATGGCAGATGAAAAAATCTCATCTATCCGTTCCACTGAGGTCTGGAAAAATTCACTCTTTGCCAGCGAAACTAGCCGCAACGTGGCTATCCAAGCTTCCAAGCAACTGGCTGGGCTGAAGGATCGGACGCTGCCAGCACCCGCTACTGTTGAAGATTTAGCAGTAGGTGAGGGCGGCATGTTGGCTGACTTGCTGTAACAAACACACACACACGGTAAAAACTAAAAACTAAGGAGGGCCATCATGGCTCATGTAAAAGCAACATTCGCAGAAATTGCACAGCTCCAAAAAATCAATCAGCGCACTAAACGCGACGGTCAATTCTCACCTTCCAGCATGATAATTCTGGGCGGTGCTGGCGGCGGTAAAAGCCAATGGTGCAAAAATGAGTTCTCTAAAATTGTCGCTGAGGCGCGTGGCCTTGCTGCTGACGAGGTAGTAGTTGAGTTAACTCAAGCAGCTATTCGAGATGATCAAGAATACGCTGGTGTCGGAGTGCCGCAAAAATCAGAGACAGGGCTGGTGACAAGGTTCTCCCTGCCCAACCTGATCGAGCGGATAAATGAGCTACGCGATGCTGGTGCTAAGTGCATCATCTTGGTAGTTGATGAGATCAGCGCGGCATCTGATGCCATTCAAAAATTGTTCGCTCCGGTAGCTGACAAGTTTGATCACAGGCTGGGTGATCATGTTCTGGGCAATGATGTTGTTATCGCAATGACAGGCAACAGGGCGAAGGATAAGGCTGGCTCTCGCAGATTGCTGGCTCACTTGCCAAACAGAGCCTCTGTTTATGACCTCCAAGCAGATCACGCTGCTGGTGCAGATTGGCTTGAGGCTAACGAGGGCCACCCTCTGTTAGTCGCAGCCATCAGGTCACTTGATGGGTTCATCAGCGAGGCATCACCGACTGAGGACGGTCAGATGTGCAGCATGAGGCAAGTTGAACAGACCAGCGATTGGCTCAAGACCGCCGAAGAAATTGGTGAGTTCACTGACTACATCACGCCCATGCTTGAAAAAGGTATCGCCAGCTATATCGGCATTGATGCGGCGGCAATGTTGGCATCATTTGCTCGACAGTTGACTGAGGGCATACCAACGGCTGATGAGATATTCGCAGCACCTCTTACTGCCAAGGTTCCCAGCAACCCTGCAAGCCAGCAGTTTGCTATCAATAGAGCTATCGCTGAGATAGGCAGTCACGGCCCAGAGGCTGGCAATAAGTTGTTTGACTATGTCAATCGCCTTGCTCCTGACTTGGCAATAATCGCTGGGGTCAAGGTTGCAAGGGCCAGTGTCCGAAACAACATCCTGCTTAACTCTGACTTGGCAGGCGCATTTATGGTCAAGCACCACGATCTCATTCAACTCACTGCTACTTAGGAGGCAACATGAAAGCAATACCGCTTTACTCAAGCGAGACAGACCTCTCGCAACATAAGTGCTACGTCGCTGCAATGACCATCCTCGCCACGTTGGCGGGGGCGTTGCATACCATAGCAGTCGGCAGGGGCATCATCTGGACATCCAAGGTGTCCACTGGGGCGACTGACGGTTGCTATATTTATATCAACCCTGCGTGGTTTCAGGCTTTAGGCAGCGACTCGCAGCGAGCCTTTCTTATCGGCCATGAAGTGCTGCACATCGTGTTACAGCACATGTGGCGCGGATCTCTGTTTAAGGCGCGGGGTTACTTCAATCACCAGTTCGATTGGTGTCATCGCACTTATAACAAGGCTGCCGATTATATTATCAACGCCATGCTGGTCAAGATGGGGCTTGAGATGATCGAAGGCGGTCTCTTGTCAGACGACTTCAGCGCGAACGACATCGCTGAAGAGGTCTACGTCAAGCTGTTTAAGCAGCAGGATGATGAGCCTGAGCTTGAAGATGGCGAGGGCGACGATGAGTCCGGCTCTGATGATGGCGACTCTGACGGCGACTCTGACGGCGAGTCAGGTGATCAGGGTGATGACTCTGATGATGACGGCTCTGACGCTGGTGCTGGTGGATCAAGCGCGGGTGATGATGAGTCTGATGATTCTAATGAGTCCGGTGATTCAGGTGATCAGGCTGGCGACGGCACAGGTGACACTGCTGGTGACGAGTCAGGATCAGGCGAGCCTGTACGATCTGACCACGATGGTCACGATGAGCATCTCGAACCTCAATACTCTGGCGACTCTCAACAGGATGTCGAGGCACAGCAAAAAGAAGATGCCGACACTATCCAGCGAGATATCGAACAGGCAATTGATCAAGCTGGCAGCGAGGGTTTTGATGTCGAAGATCTCAGCAGTGCCGTCAGGAAGCAGGGCGGCGGTGCAGTTGATCCAATGTCTGATGACTGGGCTGATCATCTTGAGGCTTACTTTAACGCTAAGGCGCGTGAGGGTCAGAATGATTGGTCTCGCATCAATCGCCGCAAGTTCACCTTACTGGGTGTCGTTGCACCTAGCCACAAGGGCAGCATCAATCGGCTGGCAATCATCAAGGATGTCAGCTATTCAGTCTCCACCCGATCACTCGCACTTTTCGACGCGAAGATTGCGGAGTTGCTTGATCAGGTCGCACCCTTGGAAGGCACTCTGGTGTTACCGACTACCACAAAGGTGATCGACAGCTACGATGTCTATTCAGGTGATGAGTACCTTGCTGCTGGCAAGACAGCGGGAGGCGGGACGTACATGTCGGCTGGTCTGGCTTGGATCGAGGAAAACGGTGAGAATCCTGACTTGACCATCTGCTTCACCGACTCTGATGTGCGGAGAGATGATCTTGCCAAGCTTGCAGAAGCTGGCGTGTTGCTCGTGATCGATTCTTACGACAGCTATGTCTATGCCAAGGATCGAATCGAAGCTTCAGGTATCGAGTTTATTGTTGTTAATGACCACGCCGCGCAAGCGGCGTAGGAGGTTTAAAAAAACCTAATTGTTGACACTTTAAACACGTTTGTGCGAATATTTAAAAGTTCATTCTTCAGGGGGCAGCACCACGCCCACGGTGTGAGGAACATGAGATCATGGAATCAGGCGTGCTATGTAAGTCCTGAGTCTCGCGCCTCGCGCCCCTTGGAGAACCTTCAATAATAAAAAAGGAAAAAGATCATGAGCAAACGAACATATAAGGAAGATCTAGAATCAAAAGGATTGTCCAAAGATGATGGGGCATATGATGTTATGTATGCAGTAGAGCAATGCCATAAAGCATTCACCATGCTAAACGATTGGCAACGTGCAAAAATTCAGAACGTATGGGGGGTCAAGTTCATCGCAGAATTGGAAAGGTTCGGCCGATACACTGAGAGACAATCTAAGTTAGTTCAGGAACCCGCCATCATGAATGTAGAACCGCACCCATTGGATGCGGAACCTGACTCATCGGATGAGGATCTCAAGAAAGCTGATATGTATGATGACGCAGAGGCATTCGCAGAACGTATGCACCCATAAACTAATAGGGGGGAGAGATCCCCCCCAAATAAAGAGAAAGCTAATGAAAAAAATTTTAGTTCAAAATGCTCAGTTCTATAAAGTAGACGAGGACGGCAATACGGTGCGTAACGATGACGGTAGCGTCAAAATGTTCACTATTCATCAAAACGTAGATGTTTCATTCATCTCTGAATACTTTGATGAACACGAGCTAACAGAAGTTAAGGAGGGAAGTTTTTAGAAAATAATTTTAACGAAAAAATCAACAAAAATTTTAGTGTAAAACGGAGAAAAGAATGAACATAAGTTTTGATAAAAAAACAAAATTGTACACGGCTTATCAAGTTTCGGATAACAAGCCCTGCGTTGCTTTTAGCGAGTCAAGATTAGAGGCGGAGCAATTCTGTTTCGATCTGATTCAGAAAAACCGAAACCAGTTACTAGAAAAATTTGAAGGGCATCACACCGCAATTTCATTTAAAGATAACGATTGTGACTACGGTGATTGCACTGGATACATAATTAAAGATCTTGGGATAACGATCTACACCTACGCGAACGACTCAAATCGCGTTTCCATTCATCAAGAAGACTGCACCGATTATCGTGGAGAGGACAAATGATTCAAAAAATATTAGCGTTGATTTGTTCGTTATTTATCGGAGGCACAATTTTTGTTCTGATCTCAGAAGTTAATTTTGGTCTTAATCTTGCCACGTTAATAATAGCAGCTACGTTCTTGTCTGGCGTTAGCTCCACGATTATTCACAACTTTATTTTTGAGGAGAATCAAAATGAACGATAAAGAACTACTGCTTAAAGTTTTTGACTGCTTGATAGACACAGCGAAGACCGCCACCGACTTAGATAATGTTTACAGTCGAGTGGAAGATTCTGAAGGGAATCTGACTTCTGTAAGTTGGGCTGAAGTATTTGAGGCAAGGAAGTCTCTTGGGCTTGCAAACTTAAATTCAGAATGATCGGCGGCTTTGGATGGGAGTACCCTGCTGGAGCAGCGGGGGACTCCAACGCCCCTTGGAATGAAACCGTATGCGATTCTTGCGGATACACTTACCCTCCTGAGCAGCTTGGCGAGGAAGGTATCTGCAAGGATTGCAAGGAGGAAGAATGAAAAAGAAAAAAATTAGCTCCGAACATGCATTCGGAAAAGCTTATTCAGAATGGCTTGACACTCTTGAAAACCTTGAAGATTTTGTAGAAGGCAAAACAATAAAACAAAAAACAATATGTTATCCAGACAAATTATTTGAAGACGTAAAAAACCCCGAAAAAACAGAAATGTCAGCAAAGCAGATTTTAATATGGGCTGGAAATGCTGGCTCTTTAAGAAATTCTTTTAAGTTTAAAACATCAAGAGATAATTGGTTTTCTTTTATAGAAAATAATTGGAAACCTTTTTCTATTTTGACTTTTCTGCCTTTTGAAAATGTTTATCTTGAAATGTCTCATGAGGCTTCTATTTATGTTCATGATGAATACCCTGATAATTCAAGCAACACAATAATGCTTTGTGAACGACGAACTTTGGACAGAGATTATCCTGAGCTTGAGCTAATGAAGGGAGAGATATACATTTGCATAACTCCTGCCCTACATTACCCCGATAACCCTGCTCAAAAAAGACTTGTTACTATTCCAGCGGAAATCCATTTAAAAGAAAATGTTGAAATAGAAGTTGATCCAAAAAAAGGTGAATTTTCAATTGATGATCAATTGCATGGCATGAAAAATAGTGTATCTCCTCCGTGGCTTGCTGCATTTCCAGCGGGGATAGATGGTTCTATTTGGGAAAAAGAAGAGCATGACCTTCACATCACAACATTATTTTTTCAATTTCTTACGCTTCTTTCCTCAAAAGGAATAAGGCAGACCACTTTAGGAAAAGTAAAAGCAGAAAATGTTTTGCGCCGAAAGCCGAAAAACAAAAGGCATCATCCGATGTATGAATATCGAATCTTAGAGATTGGCGATGGCAGCGAACCCCCTCTCTTTGACCAGTCAGTTACAAGAGAAGCCATTAGAAAGCGGTGTCATGCGGTTCGTGGTTTCTTTCGTCATTACAAAAAGCCTCTCAAGTCCGGCCCAAACAAAGGCAAGACAGCGGTTTTTGTGAAAGGTCATTGGCGAGGGGACAAAGAGCTAGGCGTTATTCGTAAAGATTATGTGTTTGCAAACGCAAATGCTCGGTGATAGGCTGGAATTTGTCG